CGTTTACCAATATCAATTTGTAAAGTTTCTTTTGTAGGTTGTTTATTATACTGAGATACAAACTTTTGTATTTCAGAAAATATTACACGCTCACTATGGTCTTCAAAATACTCAGGTTTTAAAAAAGGTAAAACCTTTCTTGTATATTCTTCGTTATGTATTAGATTTTTGAGAGCTGTTCTCTCTATCTTCTCCGCTGTTACCACTTTTTACGTTCTCCTTTTCTGCCTCTACGGCTAATATATCACCTATAACATTTATAAAGTCACCAGAATCCGTATTACATCTATTTGGATTCTCATGTATATTATATTCAAATTTAAGTCTTAACTTATCGCTTTCTTCTATAGGTGAAACTTTGCCATATGTGTAAACAACATCTTTGTATTTGCCATCTTCTATTTTAAATCCTGTTAAATCGTGTTTAGGATTTTCCATGTATGAATATTTAGGAGTTGCCATAACTATACTCCTTTTCTGCCGCTTCGTCTAGTTGTTTCATTACTTCTTTTGTAAAGTATTTTTCAGGATCAGCATAAATGCTTTTTGCATATTGTTTTGTACCATCTGGTAATTCTATTCTTGTAGATACTTGTTTGAATATGCCATGTTTAACTGCTAAGTCAACTAAACCATAGTGTTTATCTAAACCAGTATCATATCTTAATCTTACATCAACCATCATGTTTTCTTTTGACAATCTGGACTTTTGTGTTTTACAATGTA